GTCGGTATTGGCACGAGCGCGCCGGGATATACGTTAGACGTCAATGGTACCGTCCACTACACCACGTTGACGGCATCATCTGACAGACGGTTCAAAAAGCACGTGACGCCTATATCTAACGCACTGGAGTCTCTCAAACATATCAATCCCATTCGCTTTGAGTGGAACGAGTTTGTAAATGAGCGCCGATCTGGATATGAGCTTAACAAGCCTACTTTTGGGGTCATTGCTCAGGACGTGCAAGCGGTTTTCCCAGAACTTGTGACGCAATGGAAGCTGTCAGATGATTGCCTCGATGCGCTATCCGTCAATTACGAAAAACTCGTTCCTGTTTTGATTGCGGCGGTTCAGGAATTGGTGGCAGAGGTTGAAAAACTGAAGCTCCAAACCAAGGAAATCTAAATGAGCGCGAATCTCACGTGGAAGGTTGAGCAGTTTGAATGTTACCCCGAGAGAGACGGGAAACAAGACGTCGTATTCATCGTTCACTGGCGCTGCAATGGCGTAGACGGCAAATTTGCCGGCACCAGCTACGGCACGCAAGCAATTGCCTACGAGGCCGACGCCTCCTTCACTCCATATTCCAATTTGACGGAGGCGCAGGTTATCGGCTGGGTCAAGGCGGCCTTGGGCGATGAGCGCGTTTCGCAAATTGAGGCGTCGGTAATCGCTCAGATTGAAGAGCAAAGGGCGCCATCAATCATCAGACCGGCCCTTCCATGGTGAGCCCAACGGCCTCTGGAGCACCCCTCTAACAGCGCTGGACATCGCATGGCCTACAAGCAAATCCCGAACCTTCCCGCCGCCACGGCATTGACCGGGACGGAAGAGCTTGAGGTCGTTCAAGCCGGCGTCTCCGTGCGTACGACCGTCGCGCAAGTTTCCGGCAACGCCGCCGGTCCCACGGGGCCGACCGGTTCGACGGGCGCGCAAGGGCCAACCGGCCCCACGGGCTCTACGGGCGCAAGTGGTCCCACGGGCGCCGCGTCTACGGTGCAGGGGCCTACGGGCGCGAGCGGTCCCACTGGCCCGACTGGGGCGGCAGGTCCCGCCGGCGCGGCGGGTCCGACAGGCGCGCAAGGCACGGCAGGCATCACCGGTCCGACGGGTGCGCAGGGTGACATTGGTCCCACAGGGCCGTCTGGCGGTCCCGTAGGTCCGACAGGGCCGACCGGAGCCGCCGGCGCTGCTGGGCCTACTGGGGCGGGCTCTACGGGTCCTACAGGCCCCACGGGTGCGCAGGGCGACATTGGCCCCACGGGGCCTTCTGGCGGTCCCGTAGGCCCGACAGGGCCCACGGGCGCGACTGGAGCGAACGGCGCAACCGGTCCCACTGGCTCCGCAGGCGCTACGGGTCCAACTGGCCCGGCGGGGGCAACCGGCCCGCAGGGAACGGCGGGCGTTGCTGGCCCAACTGGCCCGACTGGTGCGGTCGGCTCTACAGGCCCCACGGGCGCGGCGGGCGTTGCTGGCCCAACCGGGCCGACGGGGGCCGCCGGGGCGGCGGGCCCAACGGGCCCAACGGGTGCAACAGGTCTTAGCGTAATTACGGCCGGCTCGACTGACACTAGCGGCTTTACCGCCGGCCAATTGCTCATATCCGATGGCTCCAAAGCTCAGGCCGCAGGCGCGGCGAAGGCGACTTCGCTAGCCCTTAACGGCGCGACCATTGGAACGGATGCTCTTGCCGTAACGGGATCGGCATTGATCAGTTCCACCCTAACCATTAAGGCGCCCGGGTATGCGTACAACCAGTTCAACACCGGGCTGGGGACGTCTGCCTCGGGGTATGTTTCCACTTTCAATTTGTCTGGCACTAGAATCGGGTTCTCGAACTGGTGGGACGGCACCGTCCTTTATGGCGCGTGGAGCGATGGCGCGACGGCTGTTACCTTTGGCTCCAATGGCACGGAGCGCATGCGCCTTGATACATCTGGGCGGCTGCTGATTGGCGCCACCACGGGGCACACAACGCCGGGTTCAAATTATGTAGAAGCAGCCGGCGGCATGTGGTCTGTTGCGACCTCCGGGCAGGGCGCTGTTGGCACTTATGGCACTCCTGCCGGGCATGTTGGCCTTTATATGTTTGAGGCGGCTGGGTACGCAGGCCTTGCGACAATCAGCAACGCAGGCGCCTATACTTCCAACCCGATGAATTTTGACTCCACCGGCAATGTCGGTATTGGCACGAGCGCGCCCGTGGCGCTGCTGGACGTTAACGGCTCCCTTAGTTTTACCTCTCTCAAGTCCGCAACAAAGACGGGTCTCCAGTATGTGACCCCGCAAATGTACGGCGCTGCGGGGGATGGCGTGGCGGATGACACGGCGGCACTCACGAGCGCCTTGACTTCGGGCTACCCGGTTCGCCTGTACGGAAAATTCAAAATCACAAGCGCGATTACGATTAACTTGGCGAAGGGGACTAACTTGCTGGTGGAGGGCGCGGGCCAGCAATACAGCCGCATTCTCTTGAGCACCGCAAGCTCCCGCATTACCGTCAACATCGAATACACTTTAGGCAACGACGTAAACAGCAATGCCCAAGTTCTCATGCGGGACTTTACGTTTATTCCCGTGGCACAGGATATTGGCGCTCCAGTAACGGCATCCCCTCCGATTGGTATGCTAAATTTAATTGCAACTCCAGTTCCTGTGGGCGGGTTTGCGGGGGTTACGCCCTGCAATTGCATATTAAAAAATGTTTCATTCCTCCAAGACGAAAATGATGGCTACGCGCATCTCGCCATTTACTTGCAGGACCTTCGCTACAGCATATTTACAGACTGCGAAATAACGGACTGTCTCTACCATGCCGGCTCGCCTCGCGCAGACGCCGCAATTTGTTTTAAGACGTCAAATTTAGACCCGTACAACAATGCGCCGACAGGCATTTATTTTGACCGGCTCAACATTCAAAGCAGCTGCGCGTACGGCGTTATATTCCAGCCAAGCGGGTACACCGGGAGCGCGCTGGCTATGGACCCGCAGGGCGTTTGGTTTACGGACTGCATAATCATAGGCCAGACAACCAACAGCATTAATTTCATAACAACAGATCAGCAATCTACAGAGCTGACCATAAGAAATTGCTCGTTCTATGCCTTTAATTCTTACACCATTTATGTAGAAAACATGGGCAACTTTAGGTGCGACAGCAACACAATAAGCACCGGAACTAACGGAATCACAATTCTTGAATACAATTTTAACGCAACCGGTTCCCATAACGGGTTTTTGGCTGGCGCGCATATTATGAGCAACGCATTCTATGGCATGGGCACAAACATCGCCATAGGCGGCACGGTGAATTTTTATACAGGAGTGACAACCGGTCCGGTTTATGTGTCGTACAACGGGACCGCAAATTGTACCGGCGGTTTCGCAATAACAGGGACGGCGGTTGTAGCGAGCAACAACAGTTAAACAATGAGGGAATAGCAATGACGCACGAAATGGCTTGCGCGCTCGCGGGGGCTGGATATATCAGCGCTGCTGAGTACATCCGGCTTTGCGCCGAGAATGGCTGGATAGTCTCGAATGGAGGGGGAAGTGGAAAATAAAGAAATTTCAATTTTGTTGTCTGTTCAGGCATGGAACGTGATCATGAACGCGCTTGGCCAGCGGCCTTTTGCAGAGGTCGCTGAACTTATTAGCATCATAAAGAAACAGGCAGAGGCTCAACTCGCCCAAATTCAACCGCCGCCCAGCAGGGGATAGCGATGCCGTTTAGTTCTGAGAGGGGGAAGAGCTACATCAAGCATATCGTCGGGAAAGTCCCGCACGCTACTGTGCTCGACGTAGGCTGTGGCTCCGGCGCATACGCCGCCATGTTTGAGGACTCCACAATCACCGGCGTTGAGGTCTGGGAGCCCTACGTAAAGAAATACAATCTCGAAAGCCTGTACGATAACCTGATCATCACCGACGCGCGCGCGTGGGAGCCGACCGACGGCGTGCATTACGACGTCGCGATTGCAGGCGATGTGCTGGAGCACATGACGGCCGACGAGGCCAAGGCTCTCTTGCGCAAGCTGCGCAGGATCGCAAGCACCGTTGTCGTGAGCATCCCCCTCGGGCACTACCCGCAGGATGCGTGGGAGGGAAATCCCTACGAGCGACACGTCGTTGACGACTGGACGCACGAGCGGTTCGTTGAGGCGTTCGGGCAGCCGGACGCATACACCATTGACGACTTCATCGGCGTCTACGTCTGGTCCGAGCACAAGCTGCGACCGAAGATCGCTGTTTATGCGATCAGCAAGAACGAAGAGCAGTTCGTCGAAAGATTTTGCGCCTCCGGCAAAGAGGCCGACGTCATCGTAATCGCAGACACGGGGAGCACCGATGGCACTGCTTGTCGCGCTCTCGCGTGCGGCGCTCAAGTCCACGACATTTACATTTCTCCTTGGCGCTTCGATCTTGCTCGAAACGCTGCTCTGGCTCTTGTTCCTCGCGATGTTGATATTTGCGTCAGCCTTGACCTAGACGAGGAACTCCAGCCGGGGTGGCGTGAGGAGATCGAGCGCGTCTGGGATCTGGGGAAAACAACGCGCCTGCGCTACATGTTCGACTGGGGCGCTGGCATCGCGTTCAAGTACGAGAAGATTCACGCCCGCCATGGATACTTCTGGCATCACCCATGCCACGAGTACCCGATTGCCGACGGGCGCATCACTGAAGTCTGGGCCGACACGGACGCGCTCCTCGTCATACACAAGCCCGACCCGACGAAGTCACGGGGGCAGTATCTCGACCTTCTGGCCCTGTCCGTGAAGGAAGACCCCCACTGCCCGCGAAATGCGTTTTACTACGCGCGCGAGCTTTCGTTTCACAAACAATGGGAACAGAGCATAGAGGCGTGCGAAGCCTATCTCCGCCTTCCGGGCGCGGTCTGGGCGAATGAGCGGTGTTATGCCTACAGGGTCATGGGCCGCTGCTACAGCGAACTGGGCGATCTCAATGGGGCGGAGCGGGCGTTTATGCTGGGCGCGAGCGAGGCCCCCAATACCCGCGAGCCTTGGTGCGAGCTGGCCATGCTCATGTACCGGCAAAGCCGCTGGGAGGAGTCCTTCGCCTACGCCATGCGGGCGCTTAAAATTGTTGATCGTACCAAAGTCTACACGTGCGACCCGGCCGTCTGGGGCCACCAGCCCCACGATCTGGCGGCGGTTGCGGCGTGGAATCTGGGGCTTAAAGACATCGCCCTAGCGCAGGCTCAACTGGCGTTGAGCCACGATCCAAATGATGCTAGGCTTCAAGCAAACGTGCGGTGGATGCTGGGGGACGCCACGCCTTTGAAAGCGGCGTGAAATGGACAAGCAAACGCTATTCAACCTTCTGACCAGTGTCGTCCTCGCGGTCGTGGGGTGGGTCGGGCGCGAAGTATGGGGCGCGCTTCAGACACTCCGTAAAGACCTGCAAAAACTAGAAGTTAACATTCCGACCAATTACGTCAGTAAAAGCGATTTCACAAAGACAATGGATCATATCGAGGATATGTTTCAGCGCATATATGACAAACTGGACGGAAAGGCTGACAAGTAATGTGGCCTCACCAAGACCCGGCTTCTCTAAACGCCTTTTACGGCGACCCGCGCGGCGGAGATAACGGCAACCCGGCGTGGATCGGCAAGAACATCGTCTTGTGGGAGCCACCGTACCCTATGTTCTACAGCGACGGGAAGCACACGCACCTGCCGCACATTCGCGTTCATCTGAAATGCGTCGAAACCTTCACTGCCGCCTTCAAGGACGTCCTGAATCACTTTGGGCCTGACGCGATCAAGGCGCGTCGGCTCGACACAACCGGCGGGGTGTTCTGCTACCGGCTGGAGCGCGGCGGCTCCAAATTGTCCGTCCACTCGTGGGGGTGTGCCATCGACATGGATCCGGGCCACAACCCGTTTCCCTCCAAATGGAAGCCCAAGAGCGGGATGATTGACCCGGACTTCGCGGCAATCCTGCAAGGCCATGGGTTCACTTGGCGGGGCGCTGCGGGCGACAACGACCCCATGCACTTTCAGCTCTGCACACGATAGGAGAGAAGCATGACCCCTGAACAGTTTGGCGGCGTTCTCCGCGCGGTCCTTGCGGCCGCTGCCGGCTACGTTGCCGGAAAGGGCCTCATTACCGCAGGCGTTGCGGACCAGCTTGTGGGCGCCGGCGTGACCATTGGCGTCGCCATCTGGTCCGCCCTCAGTAAAAAGCCGGCCGCGTGAGTTGGTTCACGCTGCTGGTGGCCTTCGTCAGGGCGACGGGGGCATTGGCGCAGTTTTTGAGCGAGCGGCGGCTGCTGAAGGCCGGCGAAGCTGAAACCATCGCCAGAATCCAAAAGGAACAAATCGATGCGTTCCGGCGGGCAAACAGCATTCGTGACGATCTTGAGCGCGAGCTTGATGCTGACCCTAGCCGGGTGCGCGAAAGAGACCCCTTCCGGCGGGACTAGCCTTACTTTCTGCGATGGCGCGAAACCGATCCTCTGGTCCAGCAAGGACACGGACGGGACGCTGCGGCAGATCAAGGAGCACAATGCGGTCGGTGTAGACGCTTGTGGGTGGGGTGGTTCCGTATCGGCCGGAAAGTGATAGAATGGGCGCCTAGGAGCGCAAGATGACAACGGGCTTGTCCTTTGATGGTTCAGTGGCTGGCACGACCAGCTACGTCACCCAGATCGCCACGATGGCTGTCGTGGAGGAGACGAACCCTGAGTTTCAGATCATCCTCCCGCAGATGATTACCTATGCGGAAAATCGGATGTATCGCGATCTCGACTTTCTCTTTACGTCTGTCGCGACCACGGCCTACGGTCTGACTGTCGGAAGCCGCGACATCGTAGTTCCAAGCGGAACATTTGTGGTCCCCGAGCAAATTAACCTGATCACGCCGGCGGGCATCACGGACCCCAACCAAGGGACGCGCGTGCCGCTGACGCCGACGACAAAAGAGTTTCTTGACGCCGTCTACGGGTCCGGGCTTTCGACCAATCGGGGGCAGCCAAAGTATTTTGTCCCGTTCGACGATTACCACTTTCTCGTCGGCCCTTACCCTGACGCCAGCTACTCTTGCGAGATCGTCGGCACGTACAGGCCCGATAGTTTGTCTGCGACAAACAAGACGACGTTCATAAGCCTGTACCTTCCCGATTTGTTTATTATGGCGTCGATGATTTACGTCTCGGCGTACCAGCGCAATTTTGGCCGCGCCAACGACGATCCCCAGATGGCGGTCAGTTACGAGAGCCAGTACCAGACGCTGCTGAAGGCCGCCGACCTTGAGGAGAACAGGAAGAAGTTCGAGGCGGCGGCCTGGTCTTCTCAGGAGCCGTCCGTCAGCGCAACGCCGACGAGGGGCTAGTAAATGCCCCACGCCTCCTTCAAGCTCATTCCGGGCGTCGATCAGAACCGCACGCTCGCGCTCAATGAAGCCGCGATCTCAATCTCGAACCTCATCCGGTTTTTGCCGGATCGGCAGAACATTGGGCTGCCCCAGAAGCTTGGGGGCTGGACAAAATTTTACGGGACCAGCATCGGCTCGACTGTGCGCGCCCCGGGGGCGTGGGAGGACACGAACTCAAATTCATGGCTCGGCGTTGGCGCAACGCAGTCTCTGAGCGTAATCAACAACAATTCCCGCCAAGTCATTACGCCGCAGACAACGACGGCAAACCCCGCAGTGAGCGTCACGACAGCGGTTGGCAGCGCGACGGTTACAATCGACGCCACGGGCAGCAATCTGACCTTTTATGACACT